CCTGGCTCCGCCCGGATCACGCGCGCCGATCCGTGAGGACTGGTGACGCCACGCGTCGTCGTGCACCAACGGAGGCGGAATAGGTTGGTGCACGGGTTGGTGCACCGTATTCAGTGCGTCAATTTGGTGCACCAACCTCGCCCGGTGCACCAACCGTGCACCAACCCCGTTGGTGCACGGATTCTTGATAGATTCCACAGTGTTAACACCCCGTGCACCGGTGCACCAACCTATTTCTAGAATATGCATGCGCGCGCATTGATGGGGCGATATGTAATGCGCATTACATATATGATCGCCGTATAAAGTTTGGGCGGGTATAGGTTGGTGCACGGTGACAACCGTAGCACAACTTGACTTTTTGCAGCCGTTGCCGTAACCGCTGAGTAACCGTGCCAAACGACACCCAGACAGCCGCACTGTTGGCGCGCGCTGCCTCCGCCGCCCGCGCGTACTCCGAGATCAGAGCCGTAATTGGCGAACGATTCGAGGCCGCGCCTACCGACGCCTACTGCGTCCGCCGCCAGGACGTCGTACAGGCCGTCTGCCAGGCCCTGCGCTGGACGAATAACCGGGTGGTGTGCGCACAGGTGGCAGCGATCGCTGCGTCGCTTGGGTGGGCTCTGGCGCGGCCGGGTAACAGAAAAATTTTCGTCGGCGTGCGCCACCGGGGCGCTGGCGATCGGGCAGCTCTCACCTACAGCCAGGAGATCAGAAGATGGGCGCACACCGGCGGCCGTCCCCCGTCCCCGCCAGCCTGCAGGCGGAGTGGGACCGACGACTAGAGCGCAGCGGGTTCCGCGACCTGGAGCGCGGCCTCGACCCGCATATGAAAATTCGCGACGATCCGCAGCCAGACCCTGCGACGGAGGAGTTTTATCGCGCCGGTCGTGCGCTATTGCACAATCGGCGCATTCGTATGACGCGCATCCAGCGTGATATCTGGACCCGACACTGTGACGGCCAGCTGCACTCGGAGATCGCCGCAGCCCTCAAGGTGTCGCGGAATCGGATCGTCAAACAGACAATCGACGAACTAACCGAATGCGTCAAGAATGGTTACGCGTGTTACGCCACGTCGGCGGTGCCGATTTCGCGTGCTGCGAAATGGTCGAAAAACGCCCAGGCAGCACCAACGCGAGCGCCGTCGCAGTGGCTCGACCTGATCCTGTCGGCGGCTCGATCGACAGCGCGGAGGGCGAGGAGGGGCCGGATCCCGGAGCGCTGCTATCTCGTGGACTCGGAGTAGCGGGTAGCTACCTGTTGCGTCTGGAAAAACTGCAAGGCGCACTTGACCGCGACGAGGCGGGCGCACTGGCAAAGCTGCTCAGCTCACTAAACGTAATACGTCGTGACGATGTCAAGGGCGGCGCGGCTGCTCTCGATGGCGCAACACCGGAGGATGTCGCCAGGCAAATGGCGGATGCGCTCGGCCCCGACGTGTTGCTCTCCGCTCTCGTCGAGTTGATCGGTGAGCAAGACCTGATTGCGCTTGTCAAAACCGTAGCACGTCGAGTGCGCGCAGGGAAATCGCCGCCATGAATCTCACGTTTCGCGCCAGCACACAGGACGACGACGATTTGATTTACGGAGCATGGATGCGTGGCTGGCGCAACCACATCCACCGCGGCGATTACATCGACAACGATACGTACTACGGACCAGAAGGCCAGCGCGCCGTAATCGCAAAATGCCTGGCGCTGTCCCCCGCCGTGGTGATGGAGTCAGGCGGCGCAGTGATCGGATTTTTGAGCGGTTACGCGAATCATATTTTGCACTGGATCCACATCAAGCCGGAGTTTCGTGGCCTCGGGCTGAGCTGGAAACTCTTGAAAGGCGCGGGTGTCTCGACGGAATACCTGGAGTGCAGCCATGCAACAAACTACCTGCGCGCCATCCGAAAACGACACTGCAAGCAAACGTACTACAACCAATTCCTCTTGATAAGGTGATACGAATGAGCGAAAAACAAAAGCAAGAGCCAATGCATAGCGATGTCTCTGAGACGTATTTGCGCTGTCAGCTGAGCGTGAATATTCAGAAGCCATGGGCGCTCGGGAAAATCTGGGAGCGCGACGCCATGATCGACGCTGCGAAGGATGGTGTTACGATTGAGCGGCGCCGGTCCTTCCCAGCGGGCATCGTGATCGCGAGAAATATCCCGAACGCCGCAGCTGTGGGCGAGGCGTACATCCCATGGGGGGCGGTGTCATGCGTGCATCGTTGACCCCTGCCCGAAACCTTGTCCAGGTCAAGCTGATCGCGCCGGAGACCATGACGGCCGGTGGTCTGCATATCCCGGAGACAGCGCAGCGAAAAAACGATTACGCAAAAGTGGTGGCCGTCGGCAAGGGTACGCGACTGAAAGACGGGTCTTACCTGCCATTGCCCATCAAACCTGGTGATACGATTGTTGTCGACACAACGTATCTGATGCGGCTCAGGCGCAACGGCGAAGAGCTGCAGTTCATCCGCGACGAGGACATCGGCGCGGTGGTCGAGGACGATTGAACACGGCGAAGATCGCGCGCCTGGTTCATCGCGCCACCGAGATTCGCAACGCAACTGCGCGCGAATCGTTTCACCCGTTCACGGTCTGCGCACCAGGCGCGCAGACGGCTTTTGCGCGCGCAATGCTAGAGCGGCCGAGGGTAGCAACGCACGCAGGTAGACGCGCAGGCAAGACGACCGCAGAGGCAGCCGTTGCGTTGTGGGATACGGGTGAACAGCCATTCGTACCACAGTTTTACATGACGCTCACTCGCGTCAACGCAAAGAAGATTTTCTGGCCAGAGCTTCTCGATCTGAATGCCAGGTACAAACTCAATTGCGAAATCAACCACAGCGAACTGTGGATCCGACGGCCAGGCGGCGCGCCTCTGTTTCTGATCGGCGCCGACAACGAGCGCGAACTCGAGAAGGTTCGTGGCGGGAAATTCAAGCGCGGCATCCTCGACGAGGCCGGGCATTTCCGTTTCGGATTTGTCGAGTCGCTGATCAAGACTCAGCTCAAACCGGCGCTGGTTGACTACGGCGGTAAACTCGTCGTTTCCGGCACGCCCGGAATGACGAGAAGCGGGTTTTTCTTCGACGTGTGCCAGGGCGTGCTACGGAACAATTGGGATGTTCACCACTGGACGCTGGCAGACAATCCGATGTTTCCGGGCCTCAAACGTATGACGGCTGAGCAGATATTCATCGAGGAGCGAAGGGAATTCGGGTGGACCGAGGACGACCCGACGTTTCGCCGTGAGTACCTCGGCGAGTTTATTGAGGACTCCACGGCGATGTTGTACCAGTACGATCCGAGCATAAATGGCGTCGATTTGATTGACAGAGGTGGCGAGTGGACGACCGTGATGGGGATCGACCTCGGCGCGGATGACACGTCTGCGGTTGCTGTGTGGGGGTGGCAGCGCCACGACCAAAGGCTGCGTTTGCTGGTTGAGATCGAATCAGCAGGCGACGGCGCGACGGACGTGCAGGATGTTGTGGACATGGTTCGCCCGGTCATGGATCGGTGGTCTCCCGTTGCGATGGTGATCGACCAGGGCGGCCTTGGGAAGATGGTGGCGAACGAGATCCGGTCACGCCATGAGATCCCTGTCGAGCCTGCGGACAAGACGCAAAAGGGCGCGCACATCAAATTGCTCAACGCCGACTTGCGCAAGGGTAAGTTGATCGTTGATCGCGGTGGGATCTGGGCGCGCGACGTGCGACTCGTCGAGCGCGATCCAAGGGCACTCGTCGAGGGCAAGCTCCAGGAAAAGCCGGGCGGGTATCACAGCAACATCACAGACGCCGCGCTGTACGCCTGGCGCCACGCCCAGCATTACCTGGAGACGCCAGCCGAGCGCGAGCCGACCGACGACGAGAAAATGTTTGATGCGCGGATCGAGCAAATGCAGCGCGACGTCGACGCCGACCCGTGGGAATCGACGGCCGAAGCGCTCGGATACGATTGACGGTGCCCGGCTCGCGTGGGTGATGACCCCGGATGATCTCAGGAAATACGCCGCTGTTATGCGGGAGTTCGGCGTAACAGAATATCGTAACACGAATGGAGATGTGATCGTAATGGGCGTGCTGCATGCCCAGGTCGCGGAGCCGCATGTGTCAACCGGTGGCGAATGGCCACCGTCGAGCATTGACGATCTTCGACGGGCAACGCTGCCGAGCCGTGACGAGGAATAAGCCATGCAGAAATCGACAGAGATCAAAACAGAGGTCATCGGACAAAGGCACGTGCCCGAGGGCAAGTCTGATTATTGGTGGGAGCAAAAGGGCGATGCCGATACGGCGTCAGCCATGACCGCGGCCGCGCGATCATGCGAGGTGGACAGCCAGGACCGGATCGAAACAGCGCTGATGCATATGTGCCTGTACCACAACGCGCGCACGTCGAGCTTGCGCGCCGCAGGTTTCAACCGCACGTCTGGCGACTGGAAGAGCGCCAACGGTGTGAGTGGTACGATTGGAAGCTTGTCCAAGTACAACGTCATTAAGTCGGTCGTGGACACTGGTTACAACATGCTCGCGAAAAACCGCCCGCGTGTCGTCCCCCTCACGACAGGGGGAGACTGGTCTAAGCGTAGGACAGCAAAGCTGATGCGCAGGTTTCTTGATGGGTCGTTTGAACAACTAAAGATCTACGACCTGATGCGGGACGCCTACCTTGATGCGTCGATTTTCGACACGGGAATAATTGTTTTCGGCGTCGAGGGCGAGAAGATCACGGCAGAACGTGGGATACCGACGGAGTTTTCGGTTGACGAGGACGACGCTGTTTACGGCAAACCGCGCACGCTTTATTGGCACAAGACTGTCAAGCGATCTGTGCTACAGCGTATGTTCACGAAGAAATCAGCCGAAATCGGGATGGTCAAAGCGGCGGCACAGAACAGGCCGTCGAAAAAATCGCACAGGACGGATGACAGCATCGATGTTTATGAGGCGTGGCATCTGCCGGTAATCGTCCAGGAGCTTGACGACAAGGGAAGGTGGCGCGGCGTACCTTATGACGGGCGCCACGTCGTGGCTTGCGGCGATGTCATCCTGTGTGACGAGCCCTATAAACGTGATCGATTCCCGATCGTCACGTTTCGTTGGACGAGGCGCCGCATTGGATACTGGGGCCAGTCGCTCACCGAGGATCTCGTTGGGTTGCAGCTCGAAATCAACGACATGCTGAAGCGTGCGCAGATTGCGAATCGTCGCCAGGCCACGCCTCGCGTGTTTGTTGAGTCAGGGAGCCGTGTTACGGAAAAGTCTTTGACCTCGGAGATCGGCGGCGTCGTGTACTACAGTGGGCAGCGCCCTGTGTTCGACACGCCGTCGTCATTCGGACCCGACTGGTACAACCATCTTGAGAGAATAAAACAGTGGGCGCACGAGATGGCCGGGATCAGCGAACTATCTGCCGGTGCGAAGAAACCAGCTGGTATCGACAGCGGTGCAGCCCTGCGCGAATACAACAACATCGAGAACGCGCGCCAGGTCACGCACGGTCAGGACTACGAGCAGCTGGCGATCGACATTGCCGAGATGATTCAAATCTTGGCGCGAGAGATGTACGAGGATGGAGTCGATTGCAAGGTGTCCTCCGATGTTGAAAATTTTATCGAGTCGATAAAATGGTCCGAGGTTGCGTCTGACGATCCGTATCACCTGAAGCTGTTTCCGACTTCGAGCTTGCCGACGCACCCCTCTGCACGGTTGGAAACCGTTTCGGAGATGTATAAGGCCGGGTTCATCGTCGACAAAAACGAGGCGATGCGGTTGTTGGATTTTCCCGACCTGGAGGAGAAATTGTCTCTGCAGCTCGCGGCGATCGACGAGGTCCTGCGCGTGATTGAGCAGATCGAGGACGATGGAAAGTACGAAGCGCCGGAGCCACAAATAAATCTGCCGTACGCCATCGAGATGTCCCAGGCTGCGTACCTGCGCGGCCGCACCGGAGGGATGCCTGACGCGCGTCTAGATATGTTGCTCCGTTATGGCGAAGAGGCCTTGGCGCTCAGGGGCGCAGCGGTTGCTCCTGCGCCGCAATCCCAGCAGACGCCACCGGGGCCGCCCGCTCTCGGCGCATTGCCGGGTGCAGTGGAATCGCCGGCGTTGCCGTCTGCGTTGCCTGCAATGCCGCCCGCGGTGCCCGTATAGCGTCCGTGAATGGCCACCCAAACCGCGAACGGCACACCCACGATAGTGATCGAGAACTCGGCCACGCCGCCGGCGACTACACCTGCTGCAACCGCTGCTGCGCCATTGGATTCCGCCACGCCACCACCGGCGGCTGGCGACGCTCCGCCTACGCCGCCGCCCGATCCATTTCAGGAGAAATTCGATCGACTCGCGGCAAGGTCTCAGGAGATCGCGAAAAGAGAGCGTGAGATCAAAGCAGCGCGCGCAAAGCTCGACGAGTACGAGGAGCTGCGCGGGCTGGCTGGCAAAGATCGCATTGCAGCGGTCGGGAAACTCGGGATCAATGTCGATGATCTGCTCGTTGATCTCGTCAAATCGAGCGATGGCAGCGGAGAGCAAAAAGCGAAGGAATCGCCGGAGGTATCCGCGCTTCGGAAGGAGCTGGAATCGATCCGAGCAGAGACCAAGCGCAAAGAGGACGCGGCGCGCGCGGCCGAAATTGATCGGCGTTACGAGCAGTTCCGCGCAAGCACGATTGAGCGCGTGTCAACCGCTGGCGAAAAGTACGAAGCGCTCAACGCGCTCGGACTGCAATCCCAGGTGGCTGACATTCAAGAAGGATTTTTCAACAGGACCGGCGAACACATTAGCTTTGAAGAAGCCGCAGAATTGGCCGAGAAAAAGGCTGTGGAATGGGCGCGGAGAGCCCACGGCATCAAAAAGCTTGGATTCGCAACACACGCCACCGAACAGGCGAGCAATGGCCAGAGCGGCACGAGGGGAAAAGTCTTGTCAAACAGCATGGCTGCCCCGTCTGGAACAAACGTGTCACAAGAAACAAAGCGTAAGACGATGACGCGGGAAGAATCGATGGCTGAGGCGGTAAGGGCGGTCATGGAAGGCCGATCTCCGTATCTCCACGAATCGACGGCGGACGCGTAACGCACAACACAGCAAAGGATCTTTTACAATGGCATCTACGACCACGACCCACGCAGCACTTTTGAAAACCCATTACTACAGCGGAAACGTCATCAATGACTTGACGCTCGGAGAGGATCCAGCTCTCGCAATGCTGGAACGAAAAGAGGACGCGGGCAAGACCAACGCCTTCCCGATCATCACCGGCAACAACCAATCCAGCGCGGCGGACTTCGCGACCTCGCAGGGTATCGCGGGCAACTTGATCGCGAAGCAGTGGACCATCACGATGGCGAAACACTACAACACGGCGCAGATCGACGGCGATCTGATCGCGTACTCCAAGAACGACATGAACATGTTTATCGAGGAGGCCTCGGCGTCCATCGATGCGTCGTTCCAGGGCGCGGCTCGCCGCAGCTCGCTGCATTTGTTCCGCGAAGGTTGGGGAGATCTCGGACAGGTTACGGAGACATCTGGCACGACCGCCACGCTGGCGTCTGCCTCTGGCGTCACGCGGCCGGACTGGGCGCGCAATTTCGAGGAGGGCATGGTGCTGCAGTTCGCCGACGACCAGAACGCATCGACGTTGCGCGATTCTGGCGACACTCTGACCGTTACCGCGGTCAACGAAGACGCGGGAACTATCACGCTCTCCGCGACGCTCGCGAACATCAGCGGCATTGCTGCCTACGATTTCATGTTCCCGAAGGGCGAGCGCGAGAACAGCGCAACGCCGTCCCGGCTCGTGATGTCCGGGTTCGGGGCGTGGCTCCCGTCGTCCGCTCCGTCGTCGACCGCCTTCTTTGGCGTAGATCGCACGTCACACGTTACGCGGCTCGGTGGACAGCGGTACACCGGTACCTCGGTAACGGTGCGCCAGGCGCTGCGAAACCTTGCTGTGAAAATCTCGGCGGCAGGCGGGAAGCCGACCGATTGTTACATCGGGTTCGACCGGTGGAACGAGCTTGCGTCGGATCTCGGCTCTCAGGTTGAGTACGCCGATATCAAGGTCGGAGCCGAAGCCGCCGTTTCGTTCCGCTCGATCGTGCTGAACGGACCAAAGGGGCCGATCCGTGTCACGGCGTCGAACGCATGTCCAGAGGATCGCGCTTACATGATTCAGCGCGACACCTGGAAGCTGCTCAGTGCCGGTCGTGCAATCGGGTTCCTCGACGAGGACAATCTCAAGATGCTGCGCCAAGGATCCAGCGATGGATACGAGGTTCGCATCGGCGGATACCACCAGCTTGCGTGTACTGCGCCAGGCTGGAATGGTGTCGCAACTCTCGCCGTGGGGTAATTGATCATGCCGAATCAACCATCCGTTCCGTATGACGTTCGATCCTCAAATCGAGAGGTGCAACAGCATTTTTCGAAGGTGTTGATCAGCACCTCGGGTGCGATCAGCGGACAGACTGCCGAAGCGTGGTCCGGCCTCGTCGTGACAAAAACCGCCGCCAAAACCGGCAGGTACACCGTCACGATGACCGGCGGGCGTCGGGCTCTCCTGTTGGCGGTAAACGCGACGTTGATCACGGCGGACGACGCCGCGATCGCGGATGCATCCGGCATCATCTCGTCAGTGCGTGACGATGACATGGCAACGGACGGAACGTTCGAACTGCAATGGCATCGCAACACGACGCTCGTTGACACCGAGGTTGCTGACGCTGCCATCGGGTTTTTCCTGATGGTCGCCGTCGCGCGGGAGGCGTGATCGATGAAGCCGAACATTGCATCGGAAGTCCTCGACGACATCGCAAAAAAGCGCGGCGAAGGATCAAAAAAATCCGAAACCAAGTCGCGCGGCGCTCGACTGCTCCAGGCGATCAAAGACGAGGACGCCGAGGCAGTTGATCGCTTGCTCTGTGGTGACGAGGACGAATAACCATGGCCGCCACGCTGGCAACGTTGCAAAGTCGCGTTCGCCAGCGTGCGGACATGGTTACAACCCAGTTCGTCACTGACGCCGAGTTGACGGCTTACATCAACTCGGCGGCAAACGAGCTCTATCAAATCCTGGCGGCCAGGCGCAAAGACTGGTTCACGATCGCAGAGAATGAGACGGTTACATCGGGTAATACGATTGACCTGTCGTCCGCCTTGAGCAGCAGGATGCTGCACCTTGTTGGAGTGGACTGCCTTGTCGGAAACCAGGTTGTTCCGCTTGTCCTGTGGGATTTCGACGATCGCGGAGCGATTGACACTGTGGCTCCGGCGTCCGGAATATATCGGATCTGGTACGTCCCCGAGATGACGCTTCTGTCGTCAGCGGGTGACGCGCTCCATTGGTCGATACCGTCTGTCCTTGAGGAATTCGTCGTCGTCGCGGCCGTGATCAAATGCCTTTCCAAGGCAGAGACTGACACGTCTCAGCACGAGCGAGAGCTTGCGCGGTTGCACGCAGAGGTCGAATGGTCTGCCGCGAACCGTGACACGCACAGTAGGATCAGCGACTACGATGGATCTGCCCCGTCGTCGTACCTATCGGGGGTTGGCCATCGGATGTACCGCGTGATTGGCTCGACCATGTACATCTACACAGGGGCGCGCTGATGCCCGGCGTGCTCATTGATCGCGTCGCTGACGAGAACACACAGCGAAACTTTGAGCGCATTTCTGCCGCATTTGAATCGATGCAGGGCGATCCGCTGCGTTACGCGAAGAAGTCGCAAGGCGTGGTTTCCGGGTTCGCATATCTGAAACAACCGATCAGTGACACGACTGCGATTCTGCAAAAATCCGGCTTGTCTATTCGAATCGCAACGCCAGGCGTGTACGTGTTTGAGTTCATTGTTTTTTTCCGGACAGCGGCCACCACAACAGGGATTGGGCTCTCCATAAACGGCCCGATAAATTCGCTGCTCAGATTCGGCGCGATGATCCATGAGTCTGCAACAGCGTTCCGCAACGGAGTTGGCGAAGCGTACGACGCTACGACGCTTGGGACTGCAGTTGCTGTGGCAAACTCCACGCGGCATGCTGTGATCGATGGGATAGTCGTTGCCAAATCACCCGGCGATTTGATGCTCATGTTCCGCACAGAGGTAGCGGCCAGCGCAGCTATGTTGATGCCGGGTACTTTCGGAATGGCGTGGAGGGCTGAATAATGCCCCTGCAAAAACAGGCTGTTTCGTTCCCGCTATTCGGGCGCTCTGGCGGAGTAGCACCGCCGCATGTCGCGCCTGGGAAAATGACGACGCTTGAAAACGCCGTGCTTGAGCGAACCGGCGAGCTTAGAAAGCGCTACGGACAAACAGCGCTTGCCACTGCGACTTCGACAGGTGGCGCCATCACCACCGGCAGACGAGTTGATGTTTACCGTGATGAATTGATCGTGTCAGACGCGACCAATTTCTATACGTTCTCCGACTCTGATGATAAGTGGTACAGCCGTGGCCGCTCTCAGCGATTCAGTTGTGAAATAGATCCGATTGAAGATGTCGGCTTCGGTACCTCCAGCGTGGCCAACGTGTCAGTTGCCTATGCCGGCGGGCTGGTGTGTTACGTTTGGTTTAAGACTTCGCCGCTGTTTACATGCCATCGTAGGATAGTCGACGTCGCCACCGGCGCAGTTTTGCTAAACGAACAGTACGCGACAGCGCAGTTAGACCGAGTATATGCGTCTGGTAACACGTTTGTTATTTACACGTTCAGTAGCGCAACGCTGAGAGCAAAGTCGTTCACGACGACGAATTTTACGCTCAGCGGGAGCTCTACGATCATATCGACAGCTGGCGCGCAATTGGCTTACGACGTCAAAGTCATGGGAGATGACGGGACATTTTTCTGCGCTGTCTATCGCTCGACAGGTGACATTGAGATCGCGCGACATGGAACCGATCTCGTAAACGATGCAACCGGAACGTTGACGAGTCCGGCGGCCAGTACTTACGGCGCTGTAAACATTTTGCAGTGGGACGAGAGCGACGGCATCGTCTATGTCGGTTGGTGGAACGAGGTAGACGGCGTGCGCATATCCGAGGTCACGAAATCGTCAATGGCGATTTCGGCAGTTCGCACAATCGCTGGCGGCGTGGCCGCAATTCGTCAACAGTCTCTTGTTGGGTACAGGCAAAGCACAACATCCACTGTGTTTTACGTGACGGATCCGTCTACGGCTGTAATGCCGGTGCCAGCTCCGAATGTGAATTCAATCACGAACAAAGGCGTTTGGAACGGGGCAGCGAGCACATCGGTTTTCAAGCGCAGCGCCGCCGTCGCATCGAAGCCGTTTTTATACGGGTCAACGTATTCGATGCTGATGACTCATTCGTCTACGCTTCAAACGACGCTGTTTCTTGTCGATGGAAGCGATGGAGCCTTGCAAGCAAGGCTGATGTCCGGATACGCAGAATCAGGATTGTCGGCCACGACAGGTGAATTGTTTTTGGTTGCATCGGTTTCGTCCACAAGGTTCCTCGCGTTCGTGTTGCGAAAGACGCGCATACGATGGGAGACGACGGGAACGCAAAAATGGGCGGTTGCTTCGGTCGGCGCATCGTCGATTGAGATCAACGCAGATGACACAGGTCTCGCGCCAGGGTCAGAGGCCAATGATGGCCTTGCGTTGCCCGGAGGCTGGCCGCTCATGTACGACTCGTATTCGACATCGAATATTGGCAACGCGGTTTTCCCAGAAGGCGTGACTTGCGTTGCCAGTGCAGGCGGGTCGATGGACACGAACTCGACGTATCTTTATACCGCTTGTTACTCGTGGTCAGACCGACGCGGAAATTTGCATCGTTCGGCTCCGTGTGTGCCGGTGTCCGTCGCCATGGCAGCGAACAACCGTGTTACGGTTACGATTCCGACGTTGAGGCTTACGGACAGGGCGGATGTGTCGATTGAGATCTATCGCACAGAGGGAAATGGAACCGTCCTGTACAGACTTGGGACTGTTATTGCGAACGATACGACAGTAGACACCGTTTCGCACCTCGACACGGTTGCAGATTCAACCATCACGTCAAACGAAATCCTGTACACGACCGGCGGCGTTCTTGACAACCATCCGCCGCCGAACTGCAAACAAATCGTGTCGTGGGACAACAGGCTGTGGGCGATCGCGACGGACTACAAAAATGAAGTGTGGTTCTCGAAGTCGCTTACCGGATTCAACGCTGCGGCATTCAACCCGTTTTTAAAGCTGACGGTGGACAATGCAGAAGGTGGAATAAAGTGCGCGGCAGCGATGGACAACCAGCTCGTTCTGTTCGGAGCTGGCGTGGTCTATGTTGTCACGGGCTCTGGCCCGAACGATCTCGGCCAAGGTGAATACTCGGGCCCGCATATCGTGACAACGAAGGTTGGTACCACGAATCCGCGAAGCGTTGTCGCGACTCCGATGGGCATCATGTTCGCCAGCGCGAAAGGGATCTACCTTTTGGATCGTGGGCTGAACGCGCATTTTATCGGCGCAGACGTTGAGGACGTCGACACGTCGACGATCACGGGCTCGCTCGTGGTGCCCGACAAAAATCAGGTTCGATTCTATACGTCGAGCGGGACGACGCTCGTCTATTTCTGGGATGAGCAGCAGTGGGCGACGTTCACGAACCAGGCGGCAGTTGGCGCAGCGAATTGGAGACGAGAAACACCGTGTTTTCTTTCGTCGGCCGGTGTGTTGCGGTGCGAAAACACAGCGGTCTTTTCCGACGACGGCGCGACGATACCGTTTAGGTTTCGCACGGGTCCGATGTCACTCGCAGGAATCCAGGGTCTGAAACGTGTCTACGAGGTCCAGCTACTCGGCGAGCGCCGAGGCGACACAGTGACGTTGACGGTCAAAGATTATATCGACAACTCGACGACGGCGGACGAGACGACGACGCTCTCGGTCGCCAGCGTGACGCCGGATGCCATGCGTGTGGGGTTCATGCCGAAGACCCAGGCAATGTCTAGCATTGAGCTGGAGGTCGCGTTTACCTCGGCGACGGAGGGGTTGAGGTTCAGCGGCATAGGGCTGGCGATCGGCGTGAAATCTGGCGCGGGGAAATTGCCCGCAGCGTCTCGCACAGCATAATTCGCGGTGCCCGGCTCGCGTGGGTATGAGCTGGAGCGATGCTTGGGACGCAACGAAGACTTGGGTCGGGGAAAACATCCTGGGCACCGAGACCGGAGCCGAAAAGAGCCTCAAGGGCGATGTCCAATATTCACGTGATCAGCGTGATCGATTCTTAAGTGATCTTGACGGATTCGAGTCTCGCAATTTTGAACGGATCCAACAGCCCACTGTCGGCGATGCGGCGCAGGCTCGCGAGCAATTCCTTGGGCCTGCCGCGCAACAGGTGGCTACCACGCTACGCCCATCCGCGATGGCCGAGGCAGCGACTGCCAATGCCCCGGGCCACGTCGTTGCGAATACGGCGGGAGATCCGGCGCAGATGCGCGCCGCCGTGGCCGGAGCCACGCCATTGATCAACGCCGCGCAGATTGGCCCTGTCGCGCGTGTGACAGCGCCACAGGGGGTGACGGCCGCTCAAGCCGGAGACTCCGGGTTTTCGGGAGCGCAAAACGCGCTGGTTGGCGATCTTGCCGCGGCGGCGCGCGGAGAAGGCCCATCTGTTGCTGGTGAGCAGCTGAAACAGGGGCTTGATCGAAACGTCGCGACACAGTTCGCGCTCGCGGCCAGTCAACGCGGGCGCGATCCATCGATGGCATTTCGGAATGCGATGAACAACGCCGCCATGATGGGCCAAGGCGTGAATGCGGAGCTCGCCGTAAACCGCGCACGAGAAATCAGCGATGCGCGCGCGCTGCTTGGTTCGGTCGCCACGAATGCACGGGCGCAGGACATCCAGCGCGGTCTTGGAAACGCCGGAATGCAAAACCAAGTCGGCCTTGCTAACAATGACATGTCATTCCGCGAGTCCCTCGCGAACGCCGACGCCATGAATCAGATTGCGGCACAGAATACCGGGTTTACTCAGCAGGCAAATATTCAGAACGCCGGTAACGTGATGACGGCACAGCAAGCACAGGCAGAGCGAGAGCAGGCTGCGGCCGCATTGAACATGGGCGCTCGGAATCAGACCGCGCAATTCAACGCGGGAACGTTGAACGCTGTAAACACCGGGAACGTCGAACGCGCGCAGCAAAACGCGCAATTCAACGCGGGGAACCAGCAGGCTATCAATCTGTCGAACCAGGCCGCAACGAATCAGAACACGCTTGCTCAGGGGACGCTCGATGCATCGCGCGCGGCGAACAACGCGACGATGACGAATCAGAACCTGCAGTTTGGCGCGAATCTAAATCAAAACGTAGCACTGTCAAACCAGGACGCGACGAACCGACGCGCGGAATTTGTCGCGGGACAAAACTTGCAAGCTCAACAGCTTAATCAAACGGCCGGTCAAAACCAGCAACAGATCGACGACGCCGAACGAGAACGCAGGCGCTCCGCGTGGCTGGAATCGCAGGGGCAGGTACTCAGTGGACAGGGCGCTGCCGTTGCGGCACGTTCAGGAGCGCGCGCACAGAACCTTAAAGTTCTCGGAGCTGTCGCGTCTGGGGCAGGCTCGGGAGGCGCATCGGCTGCCACGGGGGGGGCATGAGATGGAGGGCACGCGGAGATATCAGAGCTACGTAATGGATCCGGCCTCAGTCGCCACGATCGCGGCCACGATTGATCCGAACGAAATGGGCGACATATTCCGCGCACGCCAACAGCGCGAAAATCTCGCGCAGGGCATGCAAACTGCACACGCTCGCATGGGGCGCACGTCGGAAGATGTGGCAAATCTCGTCAGGGCAGAGGAAGAGGCACGCCTTGTTCGGGAGGCAGGTAACACGGTTCAGGAGCCGCCTCTATACCAACCGCCCGCGCAAATGGCCGCGCAAATCTTGAAAATGCGCTCCGGCGGCGGAAGCAAGAGCAAGACCACTGAGAGCACAGCGATCGACAAAGCATCAGCCGATGCGTTTGATGAAAGGCAGAAACTAATCGGCGAGCGATTGCAAGCTGCGCAACAGGAAACCGACGCGCGTAAAGCTGCGGCAGAAATCGAAGCGCGCGGAGCAAAGGAAGTTGCCGACATTGAAACGCAACACGCGGCCTCGATGGCTGAACTCGGAGCGAAAAAACAGGCCGCGCTGGCCGCTCGCAATGCGAAGGACGAAGAGGCATTCAACGAATTCAAGAACAGCAAAATCGTAGATTTTTGGGCAGACAAATCAGAATCCAAACGCGCAATGGCCGGGTGGGCAATGGCGCTCGGCGCGTTCGGATCTGCGCTCAATGGCGGGCCAAACCAAGCGGCGGAAATCATCAACGGCGCGATTGACCGCGATTTTGAAAGGCAGCGCGCGATCATCGACAAGAAAGCAGCGGCATTCGACATGTCCGGCAAGATGACCGACCGTGAGCGCCAGCGCTTCGCCGACGAGACAAACGATCTAGATCTACAAAAAGCTGCGAAGAAAACGGCGGCAGGTGAGAGAATCATCGCCGACCTGAAGGCGCGTGGCGTGAACGACGTGGAGAACGCTGGATACAAACAGGGCCTTGCGTTGATCGACGCTGGGCTCAAGGAAAAGCAAGACTTTTTCGCGCAGCAAAACGCGCGCACGTCGGAAACGGTTCATTCGCAGTGGCAATCTCAAGATCGCATTGTGCCTGGTTCAGGCGAAGACGGATCGTCGGCCTCGGGCGCTGGTAGCTCGTCACTCGTTTACGATGCAGCGGGTAGGCCGATGATCGACGTTGGCGACAAGAAAAAGGCCGCCGATGTCAACGATGCCAACTCGACCTACAGGAGCCTGCGCGATACGGTTGCAAAGCTCCGGGATAATTTTGAGAAATACGGAACGGTAGAGGTGCTGAACAGAACAGCCAAGGACGAGCGCGAATCCCTGCAGGGGTTCGCGCGCGGGTTGCTGAATCGACAGCTTAAGTTCGGCGCGCTTGACAAAGGCGCGGTTGAGCAGCTCGGCGTCATGCTAGAGCCAGGAACGTTTTCAAATGGATCGGAAAAACTAAAAACTGCCCTGCGAGTGCTAGACGATAATCAAGCGTCATTTCTCAACTCAAACGGCATACCGTCCGCCCAGTACATGCGCGCGATTCAGACGCCAGAAGCAGGCTCCGCGCCCACCGCACAGAAATCCGACATTGATTCGCAACCAGGAATGATCCGCAAGGTCCACAAGACAGCTGGACCCGGATGGTTCGATCCGAAGACACAGATGTTCACGCCGGACAGCTAAATGCCTACGCCGATTCGTGTTGCAGATGGCGACTTTGAGCCGGAGCAAAAAGCATCCGGCGGATTCGTCGCGTCCGCCGATGATTTTCTAGACGAAATGAACATGTCGCCCGTTGATCGTGAACGATTCGCACGCGTCAACGCTGCGGCGATTGGGAACGCGCCTGTGTTGCCGTCGATCATTGAGCGCCCAAAGATGAGCGCTGCCGATTCGGCTCTGCATGGCGTCGTCGATGGTGTGACGTTTGGATTTGCAGACGAACTCGCGGGCCTGGCGCTCGACCGGGGCGCGCGCGATCAGTGGCGCCGTCGAACGGCGGTTGCACAGGAGGATCATGGTGGCGCGTACCTCGGTGGATCTGTCGCTGGTGGGCTCGCCACGATCCCGCTCACCGGTGGCGGTGGTGGATTGTATCGAGCGGCGGCAGAGGGCGCGCTGTATGGAGCTGGGAGCGGCGACGCCGACAGCGTGGGCGGGCGGCTTGGCGATGCGCTCAAAGGTGCGGCGATAGGAGCGGGGACAGCGGGCGCGTTGCAACTCGCGGCCAAAGGTGCAGGCAAGGCAGTTGACAAGATCCGCTCCGTGGCGGACGGAGCGCAAGGTCGAATTGACAAGCGCGCGATCTCTGAGTTGATTCGAGGCGCAACGCCTAAGGAGCGACTGCAGATCCTCGCTGATGAGCAAGGTTTTAAAGAATTTGCAAAAGACGTCGGCGCGACTGGCGCGAAGAGCGGCAAGGATCTTGCCGAGATCGGAGCAAGCGCAAAGGCGACTGCAAGCGAAGCGGCTCCCGGAATGACGGCAAAGGGCGCGCTGGCATTCACGGCTGGGAAGTCGACGACAAAAACCAAGGCGAAGCTTGCGCAACGGCAAGACGCAGCGATGTCGATCTTGGATGAGTTTGATCTTGTGAAGACGACATCGGATCCAGTGGCAAACCGTGTGGCGGTTGGCGATGCAGTTGAAAAGGTCGGAAAACAGATCGGCGAAGTAGTCGATGAGATATCAGCGGAAGCAGGGCAGCTTCCTGTCCGCAAGGCTGTCGAATCGCTCGCAAAATTGCGAGAAGAACTGATAGAAAACCCTGCAACGCGCGCGCAAGGCGAATCAGTGCTCAAGCTGTCGCAAGACGTTTGGGAATCATGGGCAAAGTCGAAGAAGCCGACTGTTGAGATCCGAAAGGTAAGAGACTTCATAACGTCTGTACAAAAAGAGGGTAGCTTCGGCGCAATGGATCCGGGCGCATCTTCGATCTTGAAGCGCAAGATCGCATCGACGTTGCAGGGGACGTTAGACGATCATGTCGCCGCAGCATCGGCAAGAAGCCCGAAGGTTGCAGAACTGTCCGATAAGTGGGCACAGCTCAGATCAAAGTATTCTGTGCTCAAAGACCTTGAAGACACTGCCAAACGCCGCGAAGCAACCGCGAAATTCAAGGTCGAAAAGCCACCATCGACGGAGACACCTGCAAACGTACGACGCGCTGAGCTTATCGAGTCAATCGGTAAACGCAGGGCTGCGCGTGAATTGACGCGCGAAGGGTCCGGAAAGATTGTTCAGCAATTGCAAAAAGGGGTTGATCTGTTCAACCAGCGCGGATCCGTTGGCGGCGCGCTGAACATTGTCGCCGCTGCGCCAAATGTTGTTGATGCTGGGCTAGTCAAACTGGCCACATGGTTGAAGTCGGCGAAGTACAAACCTTCATCGTCGGAAATCATGCAAAAGGCGAGGGAGTACGACGTTGCGCCGCGCTTGTTTGGACGGCTCGGCGTCGCGGTTGAAAGCGCGCGCTAGTACCGCCTGCGTGCGCGAACGCACACGCCGCGCGAGTATGATGATGCGCTTCGTGCGCAAAAATTCCCGTACCCGCACTGGTAGTCAGCGGTGCATTCGATCGGCGCATCATGCGCTTGCGATTGCTGCGACTGACTCAGGCTTTGACCAAAAGACCTGAGAGCTGGCGAGTGACACGCGTCAACGAGGAGCAGCATCCCAACGATCGTGATTCGTGTCACCGTGCCTCGATTCGCTGTGTGGGCGTGGTCTGATCGGGTAGCGACGGCGCGGTTTGCTGTGCGGCGGATTGCTCGGCTGATTTTTGCTCCGAGTGCGTGAAGCCCGCCTGATATTCCGCTGCCAGAGCGCCATGCGTGGCTGCGATGTCCAGGAACGACTCAAGGGCTCGTTGGCGCCATCGTGCGAGCCGCCACTTTTCGCCGCCCTCTGCGCGCGCGTCCGTGAGGCCCTCGAACAGCTCGCCGCGCACCATGGCCATTACGGCAGGGTAGCAGGCTGCGAACCCCCGTGATTGCGCGCGGGTTATCGTACCGCTGCACAGATCGGCCATTACGGTCAAGGGATCGTTGACCGCCTCGTATTGGCGCCTGAACAATATCGTCTCACTGTGGCCCAGCTGGGCGCGTTCCGGTCCGGTTGGAGTGTCGATTGTCCGGCGAGGCAGTATCCCCGCGAGGTAGGAGACGCAACGGCTCGCGACGGCCATCACCTCGATTGCCTCGTCGGGATCCAGTTTTTCCAGGTTTTCAGCGAGCTCGTCCGGGGTGAGCTGTGCCGACAGTTGCTCGGTGATTTCGTCGATTTCCAGATCGGGCAAGGGCTCGGGTTTCCCGGACGGATTTTTGGCGAAAAAATCGCGGCATTTTTGGCGGATCAGATCGGCCAGGTGGATCGCTGCGCGTCGGTCGGCCTGCGTCGTGGTGGCTGGCCCTGGGGTGTACCAGCGCTCGATCCCCTGGGCCATCACGATTAGCTCTGCGTCTATTGGGAGCATCTACCGACGCCCCGCCGGCACCGCGGTGCCCGGCTCGCGTGCGCATGGACCTGCGGAACACGAGCGAGAAAATCCCGATCACGATTTCGACGGCGAACAACGGGATCACTCCGATCCTAAACACCACAACCGGAATAAAAAACCCGTCCTCCACAGGCGTCGGGGCCAGACGCGGCGCGTACGCCGGGAAATGGCTATATATCCCGAACTACCTGTTCACCGCGCAAAACGTAACGCTGACGTTCCAGACGTTGGCCAACGGTGCCTGGGTTTCCGATCTTGACGTGAATGTTCCAAGCGGGTTCGTTGGCGGTGGTAACACGATTACCGCGAACGCATCGATTCAAGATGGTTTCGTGCACTTCATCGCGGGTGAAGTAAACGTGTTCATCACGAACGGTGGCACGGGTCCAACGATTGCGGCGTTCGATGCGTTCATCACTGATCAATTCCCGGGGAATTGGGGATGAAATATCCAAAGGGAAACAAGAGTCTCCTTGATAGCCTCATCGCCGAGGCTGCGGCAGCGATGGGTGTTTCGCCTAGCAATCTGCAAACGCGATTTGACGAATGCCTGTTTGGCCAGACGCCGACTGTCAACGGATGGACGGCCAGCCATACGGCGGGTGGCACCGGATCGGTCGTGTCTCCTGGAGCAGGCGGACAGCATTACGTCGAAACATCGACCGGTGGCACAGACGTCGGGTGCTATATCGCCGGGCGCGGAGCTGCGTGGAATACTAACCCGAAACTGTTTTTCGCTGGGCGTGTTGCGATATCCGGAACGCTCGGCGCGGGAAGTTTTTGCACATTTG